AGATGAAAGCCTACTGGGTGTACAAGATGCGCCGCGAGAACGACGGTGACGAGTTCGAGATGAGCGATTACTGCTGGGACAAGGAATTCCACGATTTCATCGAAACGCTCCGCAAGCTAGGCATCACCGAGTTCACGATCACCAATCAGAGCACGGCGCTGATGGAGAACATCTACGGATTTATTGCAGAAGGCTGCACGATGGTCGGAACGCACACCATCACCAAGAAGAGCCTGCGCTGGGGCGAGGAAGAATACGAAACGGCACAGGGCATCCTTTTCAAGGTGAACTGATATCGACAGGAGCAGGGCTTCGGCTCTGCTCCCCCTCCCCATTTTCCTCATGTGTAAATCCTACAATACGAAAGGCTGAGATCGGCGATTCTTCTACGTTTTATTTTGCACATAGGCGTGGACTTATCAGCAGGATCATGGTAATATGTGACACAACGGAAGGGCAGAACGCCTACCGAAAAACGAAACGGAGGATAACACCATGAACCCCTACACACTGAACCTGATTGATGCCAACACGGCGATCACCCGCGAGGACTTCGAGAGCCTCTTCTGCAAGACTGCAGAGCGTGTCACCTTTACCTTCAACGGTTGGGACGGCAAGAGCTATGATGGCGAGAGCCGCAGCGGTTACGTTTACCGCACCATCATCGAGGGCTACGAGAATGTGAGATTCGTTAAGGTCGGCAAGGGACTGCATTACATCGATGAGGACAGCAGCATTACCGAGAAGGCTACGGGCATCGCCCACAAGGAAGCAGAGTGGCTGGTCGATGTGAAGAGAGCATAAGCAAAACAGCGGAGCCCTTCCTGCGGGGAGGGCTTACCGCAGAAAAAACATGGAGGTTTACGAACATGAGTACGAATTCAAGAGTCGGAATCCTGCATCAGGACGGCGCCACGGAGACAATCTACTGCCATTGGGACGGCTACCCCGAACACCAGATGCCCATCCTCACCGAGCATTATAACACCGCCGAGAAGGTCAAGGCACTGCTTGCCCTTGGAGACATCAGCATCCTCGGCGAGCGCCTTGCTCCCGATGCGGATGAGCCGCACAGCTTTGAAAAGCCTGCCGATGGTGTGACGGTTGCTTACCACCGCGACCGCAAAGAGCCGATGCAGCCTGCGGTCACCCACAAGAGCGTTGTTTCCCTGATGAGCGATGACTGGGGCATTCCGTATTACTACCTTTTCGATGAGGAAAAAGGAGCATGGCTTCCGCCGACCGAGGACTGATAGGTTCAGCCCTGCGGGGCTGACTTGCCCCACGTTGTCCTTTGTGCGGTTTTCCTGCGATAAGCTTGCCCCTGCGGAAAGCTGCCTCACACGGCGCGTTTGTGTGCCTCCTGTGGGCTTGGTGCTATGTATACAACAAATGGCGCAGATACGCCGATTTTGTTCTGAACATTTAGCCGCTTGCTATTCCGGAAAGATCATGGTAATATGCTACACAACGGAAGGGCAAACGCCCACCGAATACAAAACACGGAGGTAAACCACCATGACAAAGAAGGAAATGAAAGCCGCAGTTGACAAGCTGAAGATGCTGCAGAACGGCAAAGCCGCCCTTGAGGGAATGACCGAAGCGGACTGCCTTGAGCTTTTCGGGATCAGCAGAGCGCAGGCACTTGCAAACACAAACGCCGCCCTTGCCAAAACCGAGCAGGAGATTTTCAGAGCCGAGCATCCGCTGACAGGCATCGACAAACGGCTCTTCGAGATCGCAGCAAAGCACCTGATCACGGTGCAGGAGCGCGGAGACCTTGAAGCCCGCCACTGCGACAGCGAGGACTTCATCGAGGTTTCGGTCTGGGGGCTGGAAGCCGCCCTCAAGGATGCCTACGAGGCAGGACGCAAGAGCAAGTAACCAAACGGAACAGCGCAGCCCTTCCGCAGGGAGGGGCTGCCAATCCCGAAGGAGGAAAGAACATGGATACATACGCACAGCTTGAAATGCTGACCGCAGTCATCGCAAACCTGTCGGCCACGGGAACATGGACGGAGCGAGAAGTGATGGAAACGCTGCTGGATGTCTTCCCCAGTGTGGTCACCGAGCAGGACGGCACGCAGTACATTGAAGAATACTACGGCGGCTGATCGGCAAAACGGAACAGTCCTTCTGCGGAGGCTGTCCCACGCCACGTTCGCTTGTGTGGGGGGCTTACGGCTTTCTGCGGATATCTTGCCCCGCGATAAAAGCCGCCCACACGGCGCATTTGTGTGCCTCCTGCGGCAAGGCATAATATGTACAACAACCGACAAAAAATCGCCTTGCGCATTCTGGTAGTTTAGCCGCTTGATATATCTGCCGAAAAGAGTTATAGTGTGTACAACGGAACGGGAAACCGAGCCGAAAACTACGAAAGAACGAGGTAAACACTATGTAGCACGAAGGCACGATTCTGGCACCGACCAAGGAAGGCAAGACGGTGGTTCACTACTGGGCAAAGGTCTACGACGAGGGCAGCCAGTACGGCATCAACGAGGGCAGAATCAGTAAACTGACACTCAAGGAGAATGGCAAGGTCATCTACAACTACGACAGAGGCGAGGATGTACCCGAGCAGAACGAGGCTGCGGAGATTGCCCTTGCGATCCTGATGTACGAGTACAAGTAAATAGAACGGTCGGTGGGCGGTAGCATTAAGCCGCCCATCCAAACCAAGACGGACACACATATAAATTCAAGGTGGATATACATAGGAGAGGCTTGCAGCACGCAGGCCTTTTCTTTATGCAGATTTTTTGAGAAAAGGAGTGATGCGGATGGCTCAGAGAGGCAGAAAACCGACGCCGACAGCAATCAAGGAACTGGAAGGCAATCCGGGCAAGCGTCCGCTGAATGATGCAGAGCCGAAGCCGGAACGCAAGGCACCGCCCTGTCCGAAGTGGCTGGGGCCCGAAGCAAAAAAGGAATGGCGCAGGCTGTCAAAGCAACTGGAGCAGATCGGTGTGCTGACCGAGGTCGATCAGGCGGCATTTGCATCCTACTGTCAGGCATACGCTCGTTGGAAAGAGGCGGAAGAATTCATGACACAGCACGGCACGATCGTGAAAACGAAATCCGGCTACTGGCAGCAGGTACCGCAGGTATCTATCGCACAGACATATCTGAAAATTATGAACAAGATCGCAGAGCAGTTTGGCCTGACCCCGGCGGCAAGAAGCCGTATCACTGCCGGCGCAGATATGAAAAACGCTGCCGTTGACGATATGGATGAACTTCTCGGAGGTGGCTGATGGCGAGAACGGCAAAGGCAAGAGAAAGACCTGCCAACTATCCGAAACTGAAGGATTATAAACCGACACGCTTTATGCTGCCGGAATCGCACTACGATGCGGCAAAGGCTGACCGAGCTGTGCGGTTCATCGAGAATCTCTGCCATACCAAAGGACGCTGGGCAGGAAAGCCGTTCTGGTTGCTGCCGTGGCAGGAACAGATCATCCGGGATATTTTCGGCATCGTCAAAGAGGATGATACCCGCCAATTCCGCACAGCTTATTTCGAAATTCCAAAGAAAAATGGGAAGCAGCTTGCACTGGATACACCGATCCCGACTCCGCAGGGATTCACCAATATGGAAGATCTGAAGGTCGGAGATACAGTATTCGATGAAAACGGCATTCCGTGCCATGTGGTTGCGAAAAGTCCTGTGGATGATACAGAGCAAGCCTACAAGCTGACCTTCAAGGACGGCACCTCGATCATTGCCGGGGAAAGGCATCTGTGGAACTGTCAGTATATTTACGGCAAACGCAAGGATGTTCTCTGGACGACCGGCGAGATCTATCGCAGGACAACGGAATACAGACAGCGTTTTTCCGACAGACCACAGACAAAGTGGGATTCCCTTATCCGAATTCCGGTGTGCGGTGTCCTTCAGACAAAAACGGCAGATTTACCGATTGAGCCGTATCTGTACGGCTATTGGCTTGGAAACGGAAACGCAGTCAAACCGGAAATCACAGTCCGAACGGAGGATGTCGATGACATCATCTCTTATATTCCGTATAAGGTACACAATCGTTATCCGCAGAAATGCGGCGGCAGTGAGATTATCAAGTACAATGAACTGAAAGTTGTGTTACTTGACAATTTCCGCGAAAAGAAAATCCGACCGGAATATCTGAGGGCATCCGCAGAGCAGCGGTGGGCATTGCTGCAAGGGCTGATGGATTCGGACGGCTGTATCGGTGAACGCAAAGGACAAAGCGTGTATGTCACAACGCTGCGAGAGCTGGCGCTTTCCGTCAGAGAACTGCTGTGGTCACTCGGCATCAAAAATGCAGTGAAATGTGAGCCTTCTACACGGCATGGGTGGCCGACCGGCGAGATTTTGTATATCGTCCGTTTTACAACCTTTGATGACCAACCGACATCAAGGCTTAAACGCAAAAATACACGCACACAGGCGCGGTTAAAGGAAACTCGCTCCTGTTTTCATTATCTGCTGGATATTCAACCTGTAAATCATCCTGTAAAAATGCAGTGCATTCAGGTGGACAGTCCGAGTCACCAATATCTCGCAGGACCGTCATTTGTGCCTACGCACAACAGTGAGCTTGCAGCGGCAATTGCACTGTATCTGCTCTACGCCGACAACGAGCCGTCTGCTGAGGTCTACGGCGCTGCTGCTGATCGTGGGCAGGCATCCATTGTATTCGATGTCGCCAAAAGAATGGTTGAGATGACACCGGCACTTCTGAAACGCTCCAAGATCATGGCGGCGACAAAGCGTCTGGTGAATTACTCCAATGTGGGCTTTTATCAGGTACTTTCGGCAGAAGTCGGTACCAAGCACGGTCTGAATGTATCCGGTCTGGTTCTGGATGAGCTTCATGCCCAGCCTAACCGCAGCCTTGTGGATGTTCTTACGAAGGGCTCCGGCGATGCAAGAACGCAGCCGCTGTACTTCCTGATCACAACCGCTGGTACCGACCGCAACAGCATCTGCTACGAATATCACACCAAAGCAAAAGATATTCTGGAGGGCAGACGCATTGATCCGTCCTTTTATCCGGTGATCTACGGACTTGATGATGGCGACGACTGGAATGCCGAGGAGTCTTGGTACAAGGCGAATCCTTCGCTTGGACACACCATTACCATCGACCGAGTGCGTGACGCTCACCGCGAGGCACTGACAAACCCAGCGGAAGAAAACGTATTCCGTCAGCTTCGTCTGGATCAGTGGGTAGGCAGTGCGGTGGCATGGATTCCGGAGCATATCTACGACAGGGGTAATCTTCCAATCGACCTTGAAAAGCTCCGAGGACGGGAGTGCTATGCGGGACTTGACCTGTCCAGCACATCGGATATCACGGCATTTGTGCTGGTGTTTCCTCCGCTGCACGAGGGTGATAAATACATCGTTGTCCCGCATTTCTGGCTGCCGAGAGAAACGCTTGACCTGCGTGTGCGCCGCGACCATGTTCCCTACGATGTCTGGGAGCGCATGGGGCTGTTTCATATCACCGAGGGCAATGTGGTGGACTACAACTTCGTGCGGAAAACGATCAATGAGCTGCATGAAATTTACAACATCAAGGAGATCGCTGCTGACCGATGGAATGCCACACAACTTATTACTGATTTGCAGGGTGACGGATTTACAGTTGTTCCTATGGGCATGGGCTTCAAGGATATGTCACCGCCGATGAAAGAACTGTATAAGTTTCTGCTTGGCGGAATGTTTATTCACGGCGGTAACCCGGTTCTCCGCTGGATGGCAGGAAATGTGGTCGCTGAAATTGACGCGGCGGAAAATATCAAGCCGTCCAAGAAAAAGTCCACAGAGAAAATTGACGGCATCGTAGCATGGATCATGGCACTTGACCGCTGTATTCGCCACGAGATGCAAGGCAGTGTATATGATGAACCCGACCACGATCTTGTGGTCATCTGACAGGAGGTAATGTTTATGGGCTTTTTGAGCTGGCTCGGCATCAGCAAGCCGAGAGATGCGCCGATGCTTCTGGATATCCGAGACAATGTCCGGGACTCCGGTAATCTGTTCGTATTCGGCATGACGAACAGCGGAGAGCGTGTCGATGAGCGCACGGCAATGCAGATCGTGACCGTTTATGCCTGTGTCCGACTGCTTTCAAACACCATTGCAGGACTGCCCCTGCACCTTTACAGATACACCGGCGAGGGCGAGGATAAGGAATTAGCCATTGACCATCCGCTGTACAAAATACTCTATCGGCAGCCGAATCCCGAAATGAGTTCATTCTCGTTCTGGGAAGCACTCATGTGCCACCTTTTACTATGGGGCAACGCCTATGCACAGATTGTCCGGGACGGCAAAAACGGCATCCTCGGTCTCTATCCCCTGCTTCCCGAAAATGTCGAGATCGACCGTGATCCGAAATCCGGCGACCTGATCTACACTTACCACGCCTACACCGACGAAAAGCCCGGTGAGCATGACAAGGATATTATCTTCCGCAGGGATGAAATCTTACACATCCCCGGTCTGGGATTCAATGGACTGGTCGGTTTCTCACCGATAGCGATGATGAAAAATGCACTCGGTGCGGTCATGGCAGTAGAGCGATACGGCAGCGCCTTCTTCAAAAACGGAGCGCAGCCTGCCGGAGTTCTCGAACATCCGGGCGTGCTGAAGGATCCGCAGAAGATCCGCGACAACTGGACAAAGGCATACGGCGGCGCACGGAACGCACACCGCATCGCAGTCCTCGAAGAAGGTATACAGTATAAGCCGATCTCCCTGCCGCCGGAGGATTCGCAGTTCCTTTCCACAAGAGAATTTGACGTGGAGGAAATCTGCCGGATGTTTCAGGTGCCGCCTCATCTGGTGCAAGATCTGAAACGCAGCACCTTCAATAACATCGAGCATCAGGGCATCGCTTTCGTGCAATACAGCCTCATGCCGTGGATCATCCGTATCGAAAAGGGCATCATGAAAGACCTTCTTCTGGAGGAAGAACAGAATGTATATTTCCCGAAGTTCAATGTGGACGGTCTCATGCGAGGAGATTATCAGAGCCGCATGAACGCCTATGCCATCGGTGTGGGTAACGGCTTTATGTCGCCCAACGATGTGCGCCGTCTTGAAAATATGGATCTCATTCCCGAAGATCAGGGCGGTGAGGATTATTACCTCAACGGCAGCTACAATAAACTGCAAGACGCCGGTGCAGCGTATAACCTGAATGCACAGCAGGACAATGAGCCTGACGAACAGCCGGATACCGATGATACACCGGACGAAGAAACCGATGACCGTTTCCTGCGGCAAAAACGCAGGAAGAAGTACAGAAATGGGGGTATGTAAATGGAGAAGTTCTGGAATTGGATCCACGATGACAGCGGCGGCAGAGTCCTCCGGCTTGAAGGTCCTATCGACTCGGAGAGCTTCTGGGGAGATGAGATCACGCCGCAATCTTTCCGTGACGAGTTGTACGCCGAGGACGGCGATATCACGCTTTGGCTGAATAGTCCGGGCGGAAATGTGTTCGCCGCTGCCGAGATTTACACGATGATTCGTGATTATCCGCACAAGGTGACAGTCAAAATCGCAAGCATCGCGGCATCGGCAGCAAGCGTCATCGCAATGGCAGGCAACACTGTGGAGATGTCCCCAACTGCGCTCCTGTTCGTGCATGATCCCAGCACAATTGCAATGGGAAATGCGCGTGATATGGAGAAGGCTATCGCCACACTCAACGAAGTCAAGGAGAGCATCATCAACGCATATGCCGCAAAAACCAGACTGTCACGCAGTAAAATCTCAAAGCTGATGAGCGATGAGACATGGCTGAATGCAAGAAAGGCAGTTGAGCTGGGCTTTGCAGATGAGATTCTGTTCGATGAAAAGTCCAAACCGGACAAGAAGGATGAGCCTGATGATCCGGAGGAGGACAAGCCCGAAAAGCCCAACGAGGAAGGCGGTGACGAGGACGGGGATGAAAAGAAGGAAACAGAAAAGAAGCCGTTCAAGCTGGAATCCGGCGATGCCCTTTGGCAGTACAGTACCCGTATCATGGGGCAGACCATCTTGGGAAAGATCACCGCTTCCGCAGCACACGAAGGCACAGAGCCGCCCGATGACGGCAAGGCAGAGGATGCCCAGAAACCTTCCGAGGAAGGGCTGACGGATACAGCACCGACTGTGACCGTCCCTGTGATCGGCATGGACGGTAAAACCGCAGACGGCGCAATGCCGTATGAAATTCTGAAACAACAGCTTGCTTTTCTGAGATAAGGAACATCTCAGAAGCACGCTGTTATTTTATGCCCGCCGGAGATGTCCGGCAGAAATGGAGAAAAGATATGAGCAAAATCATGGAACTGCGCAGCAAGCGCAATACCCTGTGGGAACAGACGAAAGCATTTCTTGAGCAGCACCGGGGTGAAAACGGTCTTGTGGAGGCCGGTGCTGTGGAAACCTACAACAAAATGGCGGCAGATGTGCAGACTCTCGGCGCAGAGATCGAGCGTCTGGAACAGCAGGCAGCCGTGGATGCGGCGCTGTCCGCACCGACCTCTAAGCCCGTCACCAACGCACCCGGCGGACAGACACAGCCGAAGGCAGAAGGTACTGCCTCCGAGGAGTACAAGTCCGCTTTCTGGGATATGATCCGCAACAAGGGCGACCAGTTTGCCGTGCGCAATGCCCTGAATATCGGCGAGGACACCGAGGGCGGCTATCTTGTGCCGGATGAGTTCGAGCGCAGACTGATTCAGGCATTGGAGGAGAATAACATCTTCCGCCAGATGGCTACGGTCATCAAGACCAACAGCGGCACCAGAAAGATTCCTATCGCCAACGATACAATGGAGGCGCAGTGGATCGATGAGGGTGAGGAGATCCCGGAGACCGATACCAGATTCAGTCAGACCACCCTTTCCGCGTACAAGCTGGGTACGATGATCAAAATCAGCAACGAGCTTCTGCACGACTCTGCTTTTGACCTTGCCAGCTATATTGCCACTCGCTTCGGTGTTGCGATGGGTAATGCTGAGGAGCGTGCTTTCTTCACCGGTGACGGCGACAAGAAGCCCCTCGGTATCCTCGATGAGACAGGCGGTGCAGAGCTTGGTGTTACTGCGGCATCTCAGACTGTGATCACCTTCGATGAGATCTTCGACCTCTACTACAGCCTGAAGTCTCCCTACCGCCGCAACGCACAGTTCGTCTGCAACGAGACCATTCTCCTTCAGCTCATGAAGCTCAAGGACAAGAACGACAACTACCTCTGGAAGCCGAGCCTTGATATCGCAAAGCCGGATACAATTCTCGGCAGACCGATCCGCACCTCTTCCTTCATGCCCGGTATCGCAAAGGGTGAGCGTGTTCTCCTCTTCGGTGACATGAAGAATTACTGGGTGGCAGACCGTCAGAACCGCACCTTCCGCCGCCTGAATGAGCTGTATGCCCGCACCGATCAGGTCGGCTTCATGACCACCCAGCGTGTGGACGGCCGTTTGATTCTGCCGGAATCTGTGAAAGTACTGAAAATGGCAGGCACTAAAGCAGCCGCAGGCGGCAATGCCTGATGAGGGCAGATAAATGAATCTGATTGCACTTCCTGAGACAAAAAATTACCTCCGTGTTGACCACTGTGAGGATGACAAGCTCATCCTTACGCTGATCGATACGGCACAGCGGCTCATGATGGATGTGGGGCGCATGAATGAAAAGCAGCTCGCGGAAAATGAGGAGACCTCCCGGCAGGCTATGCTGTATACTGTTTCGTACCTCTATGAAAACCGCAATACTGCTGATTATCATGCGCTGACGCTGACACTCAGGGCACTGTTATTCGCACAGAGGGAGGGCATCGTCTGATGGAGATCGGAAAACTGAATCAGCGCATCGCCGTCCTTGAAAATCATGTCAAAAAAGATGTGATCGGCAATCACAAGGCTCAGTGGGAGGAGGTGTTCTCACTCTGGGCATCTGTGACTGTATCCAATAACGGTGCTTCTGAGGAGACGGATACCGGCGTGACCAGAGCGATTCAGAAGATTGAGGTCATCATCCGGCAAACTCCGCAGACAAAAAGAATGTCCTCAACGCTTTATCGCATCCGCTTTGACGGTCTGGACTACGACATCAAAGGCATTGTGCCGAATTACCAGACGCAGGACTATATGAAGCTGATCTGCGAATCCAGAAAGGCAGGTGCGAAGGATGACGTCTATTGACGATCTGGCATCGTAGGTCATGAAAGGGCTGACGGAATACGCAGAGCTTGCCGATACAGCCATGAAAAAGGCTGTGCGAAAGACAGCGACTGCGGTCAAAAATGAAATCTCTGCCAATGCTCCGATGAAGTCTGGACGGTATGCAAAAAGTTGGGCGTCAAAAAAGGTGAAGGAAAACAGTCATACACTCGAAATGACGGTGCATTCCAAGAACCGCTACCAGATCGCACATCTGCTGGAACACGGTCATGCAAAACGGGGTGGCGGCAGAGTTGCGGCTATCCCGCACATCGCACCGGCAGAACAGCATGGTGAGGAAATGCTGGAATCCCTCATCGAAAAGGCGCTGTCATGAGGTAACAACTATGTCCTATGAAGAAATCAATGAAATGATGCAGGAGATCGGGATGCCTTTTGCGTATCATCACTTCGCAGAGGGTGAAAGCCCTGACCCTCCGTTCACGCTGTTTTTATCACCCGGCGAGGACACTTTTTCCGCAGACAACCTGATGTACCACAGTTTCAAAGAACTGCACATTGAATTGTACACGGATGAAAAATCGCCAGACACGGAACAGCGTGTGGAGGAAGTCCTCTTGCAGCACAGCGTCTATTACACAAAATCTGAGGTATGGATAGAGTCTGAAAAGCTCTACGAAGTCCTCTATATCATGGAGGTATGAAAAAATGGCACTTCAGAAAAACAAAGTCAAGTTCGGTCTGAACAAGGTCCACTATGCGAAGATCACCGCATGGAGCGATGAGGGTGTGCCCACCTTTGCAACTCCGGTGCGCCTGCCCGGTGCGGTGTCGCTTTCTATCGATGCCAACGGCGAGAATGAGAACTTTTTTGCCGATAACGGCGTGTACTACGTCATCAACAACAATGCTGGCTACGAGGGTGACCTTGAGGTGGCGCTCATCACCACCGATTTCGCCACTACGATCCTCGGCGAGCAGCTCGACAGCAAGGGTGTTCTTGTGGAGCGTAACGATGCCGAGACCTCGCAGTTTGCACTGCTCTTCGAGTTCAACGGCGACAAGAACCACATCCGTCATGTGCTGTACTGCTGCTCGGCATCCCGTCCCTCGACCGAGAGTTCCACTACGGAGGAGTCCACTGAGGTCAAGACGGAGACTCTCTCGATGAAGGCAACGGCACTTCCTGACGGTCTGGTGAAGTCCAAGACCTGTGAAAGCACCGACCAGACGACCTATGACAACTGGTACAATGCGGTTTATATCCCGACTGCGGCAACCACCAACAACAGCACCGGCACACGCTCTGCATCTACAACCAAGAGCAGTAATGCCGCAGCAACCACTACTGACTGATTCGGAGGAGAGAATATGGCTATCAAGAAAATCATCACTGTTGACGGTATCGATGTTCCTTTCAAGGCGAGCGCAACCCTGCCTCGCCTTTACCGTGCGCAGTTCCGTAAGGACATTTTCAAGGATTTTGCGGCGCTGAAGGACTCTGTGGATGAGAGCGATGAGCAGGATTCCGGTCTCGGCATCGAGAGCCTTGAGGTGTTCGAGAACATCGCATGGACGATGGCAAAGCACGCCGATCCGGAGAATGTTCCCGACAGTCCGGATGACTGGCTCGAACAGTTCAACTGTTTCTCGATCTACGAGGTTCTTCCGCAGCTCTTCGAGCTTTGGGGCATGAATCTGGAGACACAGGCAGAGTCAAAAAAAAATCTCGCCCAGTTGACCGCGAGATGACAACGCCGCTGTTCCTTCTCCGATGTGTGCAGATCGGGCTGACACTCTCCGACCTTGATCTGCTCACCATCGGAATGGTCAACGAGATTTTCATTGAAAAGGATAACGATGAAGCGACCTATAACTATAAGGCAACTCAGGATGATTTCAACCGGTTTTGAGCATGAAAAGCACGCAGATTCGAGCTAACCGGCATCGAACGTTAGAAATGATCTCCAGCAATTTCTGAAAAATGTTCTCAGAATACTGTTCGGACTCCTTATTTACTCCTTCGGCGTATATCTTACCATCTATGCCAATATTGGGCTTGCGCCGTGGGACTGCCTTGCTGTGGGGATATCCCGTCACACGCTGCTGAATTACGGCGGTGCAATGGCGGCAGTATCCCTTGCGGCAATTGTGATACAACTACTCCTGCACGAGCGCATTGGCATTGCTACTGTCCTTGATGCAATTATCACGGGAAATCTGACGCAACTTTTCTGCAATATTTCCCCGTAACCTGAAAATCACAATCTGTGCATCGGAGTAGCATTTATGCTCTTTGGATTCCTGTTTATTGCTCTCGGAATGTATGTGTATATGTCAGCAGAAATGGGCTACGGTCCGAAGGACGGTCTGCTGATTGCTATCGGGAAACGGATGTCGAAGATACCGATAGGGATCGTGGAAATATTGTTGTGGGCAATGGCGACACTGATCGGCTGGCTGCTCGGCGGTACTGTCGGCATCGGTACACTCACTTCTATCTTCGGCGCAGGTGCGGTCATGCATCTGTTTTATGCAGGAATCGGTTTTGAACCGAGGGCATTGCATCACAAGAGCATATCCGAAACATTGCGTGGAGGATAGCCATATTATACACCTATTCCGCCTACTTGTCTACCTACCACAGTAGGTATTTTTATATTTCCTGAAAGGCAGGTGATATCGCATGGCAGGAAGAATTAAGGGCATTACAGTCGAGATCAACGGCGACACCACGAAGCTATCGAAAGCACTACAATCCGTTGACAGAAACATCAAAAATACGCAGACACAGCTCAAAGATGTCGAAAAGCTGCTGAAACTCGATCCGAAGAATACAGAGCTGCTTGCTCAAAAGCAGATGTTCCTCGGTGAGGCCGTCAAAAGCACGAAAGAACGGCTGGATACCCTGAAAAAAGCCAGCGAGGAAGCCGCCAAAACCAAAGACAACTACGATGCTTGGAAGGCAAAATACGATCCGATCAAGCAGAAGATCGGTGAGACCGAAAACAAGCTGAAAGAACTGAAGGAACAGGCGAAAACCGCCGATGAGCAGCTTTCCAAAGGTGAGATCTCTCAGGAGAAGTACGATGCTTTGCAGCGTAAGATCAAGGAAACGACTGATGAACTTACCTCTCTGAAACAGCAGGCAAAGGATGTATCCGATGAATTCGGCAATCCAATTTCTCCGGAGCAGTACGATGCACTCCAGCGTGAGATCATCGAGACCGAGCAGGAACTTCAGAATCTGCAAACGGAGGCAAGCAAATCCCAAGAGGCTCTTGTGAAAATCGGTCAGGCGGGTGAAACCCTTGAAAAGGTCGGCGGCAAAATCGCCGATGTCGGTGAAACACTGACTACCCATGTGACCGTGCCTGTCCTTGCTGCCGGTACTGCCGCTGTGAAAACGGCATCGGATTTTGATACTGCCATGAGCAAGGTCGCCGCTGTATCCGGTGCGACCGGTGATGAGCTGCAAGACCTGAGAGACAAAGCCCGTGAGATGGGTGCAAAGACAAAATTTTCCGCATCCGAAGCCGCAGAAGCCATGAACTATATGGCGATGGCTGGTTGGAAAACGGGAGATATGCTTGACGGTATCGAGGGTATTATGAACCTTGCTGCCGCATCCGGCGAGGATTTGGCTACCACATCGGATATCGTTACTGACGCTCTGACCGCTTTCGGACTGACAGCCGCTGACTCAGGACATTTCGCAGATGTACTTGCGGCGGCAAGCTCGAATGCTAACACGAATGTGTCCATGATGGGTGAAACCTTCAAGTATTGTGCGCCTGTTGCAGGTGCATTGGGATTCTCCTGCGAGGACACGGCGGAAGCTATCGGTCTCATGGCGAACAGCGGTATCAAGGGTTCACAGGCAGGTACGGCGCTCCGATCTATGATGAATGCGCTTGCCGGAGAGGTGAAATTCTGCGGTGAGAGCTTCGGAGAGATCGAGATCGCAACCACAAACGCTGACGGCTCGATGCGTGATCTGAACGATATCCTTACAGACTGCCGGGTGGCATTCTCACAGATGTCGGAATCGGAACAAGCATCTGCGGCACAAGCACTTGTCGGCAAAAATGCAATGTCCGGTTTTCTTGCAGTTATGAACGCCGCACCCTCAGATATTGAGAAGCTGAACAGTGCGATCAGCACTTGTTCCGATGAAGTGGACGGCTACAACGGCGTTACCGAAAAAATGGCCGCTGTCATGCAGGACAACCTCGGCGGTCAGCTCACCATTCTGAAATCGCAGCTTGAAGAATTAGCCATTTCCTTCGGTGAAATTCTTATGCCTGCGATCCGTGCTATCGTTAGCAAAATTCAAGCTCTGGTAGATAAGCTGAATCAAATGGATCCGGCGACCAAAGAAACGATCGTCAAAATCGCTCTGGTAGCCGCTGCACTGGGTCCGCTTTTAGTCGTTGTCGGCAAAACAATGGTCACAGTCGGCAAGCTCATGCAGTTCATTTCCAATCTGCCGACCATTATTGCAGGTGCAAAGGCGGCATTCAGTTCGTTCGGTGCGGCTATCGGCGGTATCTCTGCGCCTGTGGTCGCTGTCATTGCGGTTATTGCCGCTTTGGTGGCGGCTTTCGTGCATCTATGGAAAAACAATGAGGAGTTCCGAAATAAGATCACGGCGATCTGGGAGCAGATCAAGGGCATTTTCTCCGGCTTCTGTCAGGGAATTGTTGACCGTCTCAACGCTTTAGGCTTCGACTTTGAGAACATCGGCGAGGTCATTAAAGCTGTATGGGAAGGACTGTGCAATTTTCTTGCGCCGATTTTTGAGGGCGTATTTCAGCAGATTGCTAACATCTTCAAGGCGGTAACGGATATCCTACTGAATTTGTTGGACATTTTTATCGGTATCTTCACGGGTGACTGGGAAAAAGTCTGGAACGGCATCAAGGGTATTTTTGTAGCGGTATGGAACTTCCTGAAAGACACGCTCCAAAACTATATGAATGTGCTGTGTAACATTTTCGGCACAAGCCTTGACGAAGTGAAAGAGTTCTGGGTGAATGTCTGGAATGCAATCAAGAACTTTTTTGTTGGTATCTGGAACGGTATCAAAAACTTCTTTACAGGTGTCGTAAATGGCATTGCAACATTTTTCACCAACATCTGGACAGGCATCAAGAACTTTTTTGTCGGCATCTGGACGGCAATTTATAACGATGTAACCACAAAAATCAATCTCATCAAGACCGTCATTGAGACTGTGTGGAACGCCATCCATACAGCAATCACAACAGTCATGAACGCCATCTGGTCAGTCATTACGACTGTATGGCAGACGATCTATGACATTATCTCTCCGCTGCTCGAAGCATTCCGTTATCTGTTCGAGACCATTTTTCAGGCAATTCAGATTCTCATCGGCATGGCAATGGACTGGATTCACGAGAAAATCACTGCTATCTGGAATGCCATTGTAGCCTTCTTGACTCCCATTTTGGAGAGTATCCGCGACTTCTTCCAGACCATTTGGGATGCGATCTGCACTACGATCAGTACTGTGCTTGATACGATCAAAAGCATGATAGAGACTGTGTGGAATGCAATTTCCGGCTTTATCAGCACGATTCTGAACGCGATCTGGTCTGTGGTATCTTCCATCTGGAACAGCATCAGCGCACACATTTCGGCTGTGCTGAATGCGATTCATGCTGTGGTAAGCAGCGTATGGAACGCTATCTCCGGATTCATCAGCAGCGTCCTGAACACAATTTTTGCGACAGTCGCAAATATCTGGAACAGCATCAAAAATACAGTCACAACTGTGATGAATGCGATCAAGACCACAGTCTCGAATATCTGGGAATCTGTAAAATCCGCAGTATCTCAGAAGATCACTGCAATCAAGACGACCATTGAAAACGGCTTTAATGCGGCAGTCAGCTTCATCAAGAACCTTGCATCTGAGGCTTTCTCATGGGGTGCTGACATCATCAACGGCATTGTAAACGGCATCAAGAGCTGTATCAACAAGGTATCCGATGCGGTCAAGGGTGTGGCTGACAAGATCAAGTCTTTCCTTCACTTCTCTGTACCTGACGAGGGACCTCTTGCGGATTTCGAGTCCTGGATGCCGGACTTCATGCAGGGACTTGCGGACGGAATCAACGCAAATACCAATGTTGTGGGCGATGCCGTCAACAACTTTGCCGGAGGTCTTGCTGAGAAGATCAGCAGCGTGATCCAGAATGCACTGTCCACTGTGGTAACCTCGGTGCAGGGCTTCATGACGCAGGTGTTCGATACCGTGAAAACGGTCTGGGCAAACGCCAATGCCGCAATTGATGCAACGATGTCGCAGATCAGCAGCGATGTATCGTCCGGCTGGAAAGCGGTTGTGGCTACAATTAAAAACGCCCTTGACAACATCAAGAGCGTGGTGACGACAACGTGGAGGGCTGTATTTTCTGTGATTGATTCTGCTCTGAGCGGAATCAAAAAGATCATCACTGCTGTATGGGCGGCACTGAAAAATCTGATCCAGACCGGGCAGCTTGACATCAAGAATGTGATCACTACCACATGGAACGCTGCAAAGGATGTAGTAAACACAGTTCTGAACGGTATCAAGTCCGTAGTTTCTTCCATCTGGAACACTATGCCTGACATCGTGCGCAATCCGATGAATCAGGTCAAGGATGCTGTGCTGTCTATCTGGGACAACATTAAAAACGGCATCGGAGACAGGCTCGGCAGTGTGCGGGATGCAGTGACCGGTGCTATGAATGCCGTGTATCAGGCGGTCATGGACAAGGTCAACAGCTCGTGGTCTTGGGGACGGGATCTCATGCAGAACCTCATCAATGGCCTGAACTATATGCTCGGAAATCTCATCAACACTGTTGCGGATGTGGCACGAGCGATAAGTGATTATCTGCACTTCTCGGTGCCGGACAAGGGACCTCTTTCTGAATTCGAGAGCTGGATGCCGGACTTCATGCAGGGACTGGCACAGGGCATCAACAAGAGCAAGAAGTATGTGGAAAAGGCTGTATCCTCCGTAGCCGATGCGATGTTGCTCACAATGCAGTCGGGCTTTGATACGAAATTTGACGGCATTTCGGGAGCAATGCTGGACGGCGGCAGCGGCAGTGTGGTCAATAACTACTACAATAACGACAACAGCCGTACAGTCAACCAGACGAATAATTCGCCTAAGTCGCTGTCACGGCTGGAAATTTATCGTATGACGCGGAATGCGCTGAATGTGTGATGGGGTAGGCTTTCTGCCTGCCCTCTTACATATCAACTTCTGAATCATGACTTATAGTATTTAAGATTTCTTCATATATTGATTTACCTTGTTGATGTTTAAGATGAATAACTTTACATTTTCTGTTTAACAATTTGATGATGATTGAAGCTCTAAAATACAGCTTTTTATCCAAAGTGACAAAATAGTCACAACAGGAACCATATAGGATGTGTTCGATATCAAGTCGACTACTTCGGATTTTGCGATAATTGTCATGAGATAAACTGGTTGCTTCATTAAGTTTGCTTTCACTAATCGTATCCTGCTGAAAGCCCATTTTATCCATAGCCTGATATAGATAATGAATTATAGGATTGCAATCACTATACTCTATATTTTCTGATTTAGAGATAATAAGATCTTCAATCCTAAATGGTGCCCCTATTCGTGATAAAACTTGGTCAATATCGTCCTTGAATTTTGTTATAAAGATAAACGGATTATCGATTGGAACAGCTCCATTATATTTGGAAGGATTGTGATACTCATTCTCTAAATCCACAGAATAATCAATTGCCTTCATATCCTTAGCTCGCCTAATATTTTCAATATCTGGAAGAACACGGTTTTTATATACAAAAAACGCATTTTCCTTTCCGTAAGTATACCCCCCTCGTTCATAGTATGCCACTGTAATGTTATCAGTTATAGAAGATATTGCTTCTAATGAAGGAATATGATATTCTAATTTTGAAAATACAAAATCCTCTATATGTTCAGGACTATATACAAATTGATAATCACCAGTATCCATTATTTTAATTTGTTCTATTAATGCTGACATGACATTCATATCAACATAAACTGTCTTCTTTAGGTCTTTCTTATCTATAACAGAGAATTCATGTTTATTTGGTATGCCACTAGTCAGCATTTCATCAAGTGTTTGTATTGCTAGCCAACTTTTCTGCATAGACAAAATGCCACTTTTCGCAGCTAAAGGTGATAAAGAATCTCTCATAAATTCTTTATACATCTCTCGCATATATTCATATTCATATTGTTCTTGAAAGGATAATGATAAATTGGAGCAGCATAATATCTGAACTGGAATGAAAGCGAATGCAGCAGATAGTTTTGACATCATTGCCGTTCGTTCAATCTCGCCATTTCCATATTCTAGAAAATACTTTTTTATTTGTTCGATGCATTCTGGAACAGAGTTAATCATATTTAGTACCTCTTTTCAACCAAGTAATTTTCCATCATATGTTCCATTTTGAATCTTGAAAAAGAATTCGCTAAAACTGTCTGTTTCAAATATTTGCATTAGTTCACGCATATTCCAAATCAGATTTGCAGTATCAAGCTTATCTCTGTCAAGCCAGAATACTCTACCTTCCTCGGAGCTTTTTAGTTCTCCTTCAAACTGATTCGTTTTATATAACAGAACAATATACCGTGTGCCGTCTTCTAAGATCCAGTCCTTAAACCCGCAAGGCTGAGGATTGTGGATGGTAAGTCCTGTTTCTTCCCTCATCTCACGGATAACGGAATCAAGCAGTGATTCGTCGGTTTCAACGTGGCCGCCCGGAAAAACAAGTCCACCTTTATACTTTTCTTTCAATCCCTGTTTTTCCTGTACAAGCACACGTTTATCGTCATAAATTAGGCACATATTTGTGAGTTCTATTCTTGATAATCTGTCCACAATGATTCTCCTGTTCATATTCAATACCACTATTATACATCAATCCCATAGAAAAAGCAAGGAGGTGCGTACCATGTTTTTCAGCCTTATCTTAGAAAATTCCGCCGGAGACCAGATCGACATGACGGCGACCGCAAACCAGTATATGACCTCAAAGATCGAGGGGCTTTCCCCGCCGCCCGGAATGATCAGCACCTCCTCCTATGCAGGCATGGACGGTAGTTATCTGAACAACGCCTTCATCGAAAAGCGAAATGTAGTCATTTCCTTCGAGATGCGAGGAATCGGTGTTGAAAAGCGACGCCATCAGCTCTACAAGGTGGTGAAGCCGAGCCGCTTTATCAAGGTTTACTACAAGACCGCAGGCATTGATGTGTTCACAACCGGCTATGTTGAAACCTGCGAGGTGCAGAATTTTGAGATGCTCACAACCGGGCAAATCTCTATTCTGTGTCCTGACATCTACTGGTACTCCACGGAATCCGTCATGGCGTACTATTCGCAGATCACCGGTGCATTCACATTCCCGTTCCCGACCGAAAGCAATCCGGAGCCGTTCGTTCTCGGCAAGTATAACACACAAAACACAATGGTCATTGTGAATGACGGTGACGAGACAGGCTTCACTTTGGAAATCGAAGCCCTCGAAGATGTCCGTTCGCCTACGCTGTACAATGCGGATACAGATGAATATTTACAGATCACAGGCGATCTGCAAGCCAGAGACATTGTGACGATCACCACCAAAACAGGCAATAAGACTGTGACACTCGACAGGGGCGGTGTCAAGACGAATATCATCAACCGCCTTGTTTCCGGCTCGACATGGCTGACGCTGCGTGAGGGCAAGAACCGCTTTTATCTGCGCGGCACAGGACTGACGAAACTGAGGGTGAAGATCATTCACACAAATGCGTATCTGGGGGTATAACGATGCAGATTGAAGTTTACAAGATGACAGCAGAGGACGATGCTCTCACGATCACGCTGGAAGCCATCTGCGACACCTTTTCAAGTCTGCTGTGGGATATTGAATACTACAAGTGCGGCAGCTTTGAGGTGTATATCGCCGCCAATCCGCAGAACGTGGACATCTTCCAGCCCGGACGCATTGTCGGCAGAGATGATGACAACCAGCATTTCGGCATCATTGAATCTGTGCAGATCAATACCGATGTGGAGAACGGCGACTACCTGACAGTTAAGGGCAGATTCCTCATGTGCCTGTTGGAACGGCGTATCATTCATCCGACCTACAATGTGACCGCAGAAAAGGCATATTCTGAGATTGTCCGAGAGGTCGTCACGCAGAACACGCTGCTGAATGACAGCCGGAAGATTCCCGGCTTATCGCTCGGCACAGTATCCGGCACCTGCTGGGAGCAGACAACCACGCTGCAAATTTCCTATGCCAATCTGATGGAATGGATATATACCATCTGTGAGAAGATCGGCGGCACGGCGAATATCCGGCTTGTGAAGGATACCGGTGAGCAGTACCGCATGGTATTCGATCTGGCACAGGGAGAGGATAGAAGTCTGATGCAGGAGGACAACCCTCACATCATTTTCTCGGACGCATACAGCAATCTGCTGTCCTTTTCCTATGCTTCTGACAGTAGTATTCAGCGCAATTTCGCATATATCTTCGGTCAGGGCAAAGGGGAGGAGCGAAAGCGTACCACATATTGTGTTGGTGCAGAGCCGACATATCTTGACCGATATGAGCTGTATGTAGATGCGGATGATATTTCCGAAACAGAACAGGTCGAGGGTGAGACTGTACCGATCCCGGAGGAGCAGTATATCGAGTTGCTGAAAACAAGAGGCTCGGAACGGATTGTTGATCCAAAGACTGCCTCGGAGTCCGAGATTGCAGCAAACAGTACGCAGTATGTTTATAACCGTGATTATTATGTCGGTGATTATGTGACTGTGGAGCATAAACGGTTCGGCATGATACAGCCCTGCATTCAGCTCATCGGTATAATAGAGGCTTTCGACCAGAACGGGCGCAGTCTAACGCCCACATTCAAAGAGGGGTGATTTTATGGCTTTTCACAGCGGATTTTTCAATTCAAAGAACCTTGACCGCACCTACACAGCGGAGAATTTCAATGATTATCTGTCCAGTATCATTTGCAACGGCATTCAGGATAACTACGGCGACTGCTTTAGGCTCCTTGCTGCAAGCAGCGGTCTGAAGGTATCGGTCGGCAGGGGTAAGGCATGGATCGATGGACACTATTTTATCAATGATGCCCGATACAGCATCGACCTGTCCGAGTATCAGGATGAGTCGCTTCCGCGCTATGTCGGCATTGCGATCTATCTGGATACTACAGAATCCGTCCGCAGCGTGACACTGAAGCTCTTTCCCGGAACACCGGCAGAAAGTCCGCAGCTTCCGTCTATTCCGCAGGACGAGGATCATGTGCGTCTGCTTATGTATGCCGTGCGTCTGAATCCGGGTGCAACAGAGCTTTCCGAGCGTGACTGGTACGACTACCGCGAGGACAGGAATGTCTGCGGTTACTGCCGTTGTATCCTCGGCAAGTGCAGAGTAACGGAGATGCTGGCACAGCTCGCACAGATCGAGGCGGACATTTCAGAATATAACGAGACTGTTCAGGCACTGACCACACAGGTTGAAACTTTGCAGACCGAGGTCGATGATATCATCGGTGGCATTGTGGAGATCGGCACCTGCGGCGAGAATATCCATTATGTTCTTTATGAAAACGGAAAGCTCCTGCTTCACGGTACAGGCGAGACCTACGATTATGAGATCGGCAGATCGCCGTTCTGGGAACGAGAGGATATCCGTTCGCTTGTGATCGGCGAGGGCATCACAGCAATTGGTACCAGTGTGTTCGAGCGATGCTACAATATGGCAACGGTCACATTCCCCAGTACACTGACAACCATCAAAGCACGTGCATTCTTTATGTACACGCAGGGTGGTCTTACCTCCCTGACGATTCCTCCGACTATTACAACAATTGGTGAGAAGGCTTTTGTGGATCAGGCCCTTACCTCCATCATTATGCCTGCAACACTCACTACGCTTGGCACCTATATTTTTGACGGCAGTGACACGTTGACAACTGCAAGAGTAGAATGTTCCGAAGTGCCGGGATTCTGTTTCGTATGGTGTTCAAACCTGCGTAACCTTACCCTCAGCCATAATGTGACGAAAATCGGCTCTCACTGGATCAACTACTGCAACAGCCTTACTCAGCTTACCTATGAGGGAAGCCTTGATGAATGGGCTGCCGTTGTAAAGGGCGGCAACTGGGACGGCAGAGGCGGTCAGGTTGATGGCACACTCAAAAAGGTGATCTGCCTTGACGGATTGATACAGAAACGAAGGAATGGACGGAGGTGCGTGAATAATGTGGAAATTCCTTGTGAAAAACCAGAGCATTGAGATTCTGGAGCGAGAGGTTCTCGCAGATCATCAAATTCAGTATGTGCAGTTCAAGTTCACATTTGACGGTGACTGGAAACGGTATCATAAAACCGTGCAGTTCAGCCAGTGCGATGAGGTATACTCAATCGTGCTCGGCGTGGACGGCACAAGCTGCTATCTCCCTGCGGAGCTTCATGTCGGGGCTTGTAAGATGAGCGTTTTCGGCTATGACACAGAAAGCGATACAACGGTCAGGGCGACAACCGTTCCGGTTACACTGAATATCCGTCACTCCGGATTTATCGGTGACGATGAACCACCAATTCCGCCGACACCGGATCTTTATACACAGCTTCTGAAACGCATCGAAGATGCAGAAAAGGGGCTTGACGGCAAAAGTGCGTATCAGCTCGCGTGTGAGCATGGGTATGTCGGTACTGAGGAGGAATGGCTTGCAAGTCTCAAAGGTAAGGACGGTGTTTCACCAGATATGTCGGAGTATCCGAAAACAACCGAAGTGCAGACCATCGTGGAGACAGTTATCCAGCCTGTTGCTGAAGAGGCACACAGTCATGATAATAAAGCAGTTCTTGACAGCCTAACACCGGAATTATTCACAGAGTTGTATGAGCTGCAGCAGTTTGAGGACAAGACTGTTTATGATATCCAGACAGTCAATGAGGAAATTCTTAATTTGCAGCAGTACAAGCATAACCATAACAATCAGGCTGTGCTTGACCGCATTACCAAGGCAATGATCTCTGCAATGGAGGAGTACGGTCCTTTCGAGGACTGGACAAGAGAGCAGATCCACACGCTCTTTGAATCCGTCAATAACTTCTCCAATACCGCACACACGCATGAGAACAAGGCTGTTCTGGATTCTATCACAGAGCAGTATATCCGTGATCTGACTGCATTTCAGGCATCGACCGCAAACGTTCTGCACGGATTGGCCACAGGACTGAGCGAGGTATCCGCACAGGCGCATTCTCATTCCAATAAGGCTGTGCTTGACAACATTACACAGGAAATGCTGGACGACATGGGCTCCATTTCAACTGTGGTCGGACAGGCACACTGGCATCATAATCTGGAGGTCTTAAACGGCATCACAGGGTCTCATATTTCCCGCTGGAACGAAGCATATACTGCCGCAATGAACCTGAACGAGCGTGTGTGTGTCAATGAGGGCGTTTTTGAACGTTTCAAGACGGAAATTCTCTATGATATGGAGGGGGCAAAGACCTCTATCACGAAAATCAGCACCCATCTGGCGGCAGTGGAAGAAGCACTCTCCGGTGTAGAGAACGCACTTGCGGCAATCGTGGAGGTGGGCGAATGAGCATTGCAAATTATCTGACAGCTCTCGATGAACAGCGAGATGCTTTAGCCCGAAATCTTACTACGATGGGTGTATCCGCATCGGAGACAGAAAAACTGAATACTCTTGTGCCGAAGGTGCTGCAAATTCCGCAGACCAAGCCGGATATCACGCTGTTCAAAGCATCCATCGACACGCTCCATGACTACGGCGAAAAGCTCTACACCTTCTACAATGACGGTTATCGTTCCCTTGCGGGCTTTGCGGAATCCTATCCGAATTTCTGCTCAGAGGAGAACGGTTATGCGCTGTACTACAATCAGCCGGACTTCAACTGGGGCGCAACCATTTATACGCAATGTGTCACACCTGTTGCACTCACGCCCTCAATGTCCATCCTGTTCAGCTATCGCTCCGGTGCTGCGGATGTGGGTGAAATGTGGCTTGTTCCGAAAAATGTGGGTAATCTGTCTCCGGCAGAGACCGCAAGGTATATCCACGAAACCATCATGGCAGGACAGACTGTCTCTATTCCGTTCAACTGGCTGCAAACGGGTGATAACTACACCACTGCTCTGCTCGACTGCGGAAACATAACAGCTGGTGACTATTACCTTGCGTGGAAAGCAGTCAGCGATAATACACATCCGTATATCCGCACCATTAAAATTCTGGAGGAAACATCATGAAAGAAAATATCTGTACTGCCGCCGGAGTGATCGGCGGCTTATTTGCGGCACTGCTCGGCGGCTGGGATTCTGCTCTCATCACGCTTGTGCTGTTCATGGCAATTGACTTCACCACAGGTCTGATTGCTGCATCTATGGGCAAATCCAAACACAGCAAGACCGGCAAGCTCAGTTCAAAAGCAGGCTGGGTAGGACTTGCAAAGAAGTTCTGCATTCTGCTCATGGTTGTGGTCGCCGTCCGCATGGATATTCTCATCGGTACGACCTACATCCGCGATGCGACCTGCATCGGATTCTGCGTCAATGAGCTGCTCTCAATTATTGAAAATACGTCTTTAATGGGCATCCCGTATCCACCTGCAATCAAGAAGGCTATTGAGGTTCTTCAGAAACGTGCATCGCATATTGATGATGAAATTCAGGAAATGCTCGATAACATGGAGGATGATAAGAAATGAGTAAGACCTACGATTTCAATGATACCACACAGCTTTCTCCGCACTTCAATATCTCCGAGTTCCGCTGCAAGTGCGGCAAGGAGCATGAGACTCTGAACAGCCAGGAACTGGTCGAGAAGCTCGAAAAGCTGTTCACAGCTCTCAACTGCTCCAAGATCATCGTGACAAGCGGTTATCGCTGTGAGCAGCATGACAAGAATGTCGGAGGTTCAGGCTCCGGGCAGCATACACTCGGTAAGGCAGCGGATATCTGCTGCTTCGGTCAAGACGGGCAGCCAATCAGCTCGAAGGTGGTCTGCTGTAAAGCACAGGATATCGGATTCACAGGCATTGCAAACATCACCGCTGCCTATCAGTACACGCATGTCGATGTTCGCACCGGAAAGAAATGGTACGGTGATGAGGTCCACGGCAACAACTCTGTGACCGATGACTTCTACAAGTATTTTTCCACATCGAACAGCGGTAATAGCCACAAGGAGGGTGCTGCTATGAAAGGCATTGATGTAAGCGTACACAACGGCAATATCGACTGGAACAAAGTCAAGGCTGACGGCATCGAGTTTGCGATACTGCGTGTGGGCTTCGGCAGACTGGAAAAGCAGAAGGATGAGAAGTTCGAGCAGAATTATGCTGAAGCAAAGGCGGCAGGAATCCCCGTGGGTGCCTATTGGTACTCCTATGCGATGAGTCCGGAAGAGGCAGAGCTTGAAGCCAATGTGTTCCTCAAGGTCATCAAGGGAAAGCAGTTCGAGATGCCCGTATACTTCGACCTTGAGGAGAAAAAGCGGTTCGATCTCGGCAAGGAAAAAGTCTCTGCTATCATGAGAGCATTTCTTGAAAGAGTGGAGTCCGCAGGCTATTTCACTGGTCTCTACGGCTCTGCATCCCCCCTGTTTACCCACACAGCCGATGATATTAAATCCCACTACACGATCTGGCTTGCGCACTGGGTGGATAGGACCAACTACAGCGGTGCCTATGCGGTGTGGCAGTACAGCGAAAAGGGCAAGGTGGACGGCATTTCCGGCAATGTTGACCTCGATATCTGCTATAAGGATTTCCCGACCATCATCAAGGGAAAAGGACTGAATGGATTCGGGGCTGTCAAACCTTCTCCTGTACCTGACGATAAGACCGACACCACCGTGACCGCAACTATCAAAATCGGCGATGACACTTACAAGGGTACGCTCGTAAAAGCTTAATCCACATGAGGGGCAGGGATTTTTCTCTGCCCTTCTTTTTTCATATACGGTGCCCCTTATCATCCACGAGGAGGTATGCGATGACAAATGAGCAAAAACAAGCAATCTGTTCGATGCGTGAATCTGGTGTTGCAATTCCTGCAATTTCTGCACAGCTCGGACTTTCCATAAATACGATCAAATCCTTCTGCAAGCGGCACGGCATTCACTCTGGCAATCAGTCTCACAAAAATATCCTCTTCTGCCTGCAATGCCATACAAAAATTTCACAACCGCCACATCGCAAAGCAAAAAAGTTCTGTTCCAATAAGTGCCGCCAACTGTGGTGGGCTGAAAACACCGCCTTGATTCCACGAGATTCACAAATTGAACGTATCTGCCCTGTTTGCAAAACTCCATTCTTATCATACAAAAGCAAGAACCGCATTTACTGCTCCCGTACCTGCTACGGGAAATCCAAGGAGGTATATCATGACCACAAATAAAGCTATTATCGATAAGCTCTTACGCTATCAGACGGTCATGTCGTGGGTGCGTTCCCTACTCAGTCAGGCTCTTATCACCAAGGCAGAGTACGCTAAAATTGATACAATGATGGCAAAGAAATACGGCGTATCTTCGTGCAGTATATTCCGCTGAAAACCGCGTAAAATCGTTGACTTACGGCTCGATAGACGGTAACATGGTAAGCGAAGGAGGTGTTGCTGTGTGAATAAAAGTAACCGCATAGTAGAGAGGGTTCAGTTCCCCAACAAGCCCACTATCAAGCTGCTAAGAACGGCAGCTTACGCCAGAGTGTCCAGCGGCAAGGACGCAATGCTGCATTCCCTGTCCGCACAGGTCAGCTACTACAACTCTTTAATACAAAGCAATCCCGAATGGCTGTTCTGCGGCGTATACGCAGATGAAGCCCTGACCGGCACCAAAGACAATCGTGAGAACTTTCAGCGTTTACTCACAGAATGCCGCGCCGGAAATATCGACTTGATAATCACAAAATCAATATCAAGATTTGCCCGCAATACTGTTACGCTGCTGGAAACCGTCCGTGAGTTGAAAAATCTGGGTGTAGATGTCTATTTTGAAGAACAGAACATCCACTCGATCAGCCCGGACGGTGAATTCATGCTGACACTCTTAGGTTCGTATGCACAGGAGGAAAGCTACTCCGCAAGTGAAAATCAGAAGTGGCGTATCCGCAAGGATTTTGAACAGGGGCGGCTCGGCAGCATCACAATTCTCGGTTATGAACGCAGCAATGACGGCACGCTTATCATTGTTCCCGAAGAAGCGGAGATTGTCAGAATGATCTTCAACGATTATCTCAGCGGCATGGGCAAAAATGCAATTGCGAACAAGCTGCTTGAAATAGGCGTTCCAACCAAGGGCGGCGGCATATGGACAGCGTGGTCGATCCGCCGCATTCTGAAAAACGAAAAATACTGCGGTGATCTGCTTTTGCAAAAGACCTACCGTGAAAACCATATCACGAAAAAGAAAATCAACAATACTGGACAGCTACCACAGTATTACGTCGAGGAAGCCCATGAAGCCATTATTGACAAGGACACATTTATGCTCGCACAGGAACTTCTGCGGGAGAAAAAAGAATATTTTACACCGGATAAGCCGACAACTGTTACCTACCCCTTTTCCGGTATGATTCACTGTGGCTGCTGTGGGAAGTTTTACCGCAGGAAGGTTAAGCAGTATCGTACAGTGTGGATATGTTGGACTTATAACGCACGGGGTAAGAAATTCTGTTCGAAATCCAAGCAGATTCCGGAAGATATCCTGTATGACAAGGCTTGTGAGGTTCTTCAGCTCGATGAGTTCGATGAAAAGGTATTTCATAATGAGGTAGAGTCAATTCTTGTTCCTAAACCGAATGTGTTAACATTTCTATTTAAAGATGGTCATGAGCAGACGGTGCGCTGGGAAGATCATTCAAGATCAGAAGCGTGGACGGCGGAGAAGAGAGCTAAAGCAGCCGAATATGGAAAGCAAGGTGCGGCAGCAAAAGAAAGGAGAAGGCAGAAGTGAGTAAACAGGTAACAATCATTCCGGCAAAGCTGAATCGTGCAACATTCACACCCTTAGACCAGCCGAAAAAGCGTAAGGTTGCCGGATATGCACGAGTTTCGACCGATTCCGAAGAACAGCAGACCTCCTACGAAGCGCAGGTTTCCTACTACACAGAGTACATCCAGAAGCGTGATGACTGGGAGTTTGCAGGCGTGTATACGGATCAAGGAATTTCTGCGACCAATACAAAGCACCGAAGCGGTTTCAATCAAATGATCGAGGATGCTTTGGCAGGGAAGATAGACCTTATTGTTACGAAATCAGTATCCCGTTTCGCAAGAAACACTGTGGACAGCCTGACAACCGTCAGAAAGCTGAAAGAAAAGGGCGTTGAGGTCTATTTCGAGAAGGAGAACATCTACACGCTGGACTCAAAAGGAGAACTTTTCATCACCATTATGAGTTCTTTAGCCCAGGAGGAATCACGATCCATTTCTGAAAATGTAACATGGGGACAGCGAAAGCGTATGGCGGACGGCAAGGTCACAATGCCTTACGGACGATTCTTAGGATATCGTAAGGGCGAGGACGGGTTTCCTGAGATCGTACCGGAGGAGGCTGAGGTTGTTAAGCTCATATACAAGTCTTTCATGGAAGGGCTTTCATACTATAAGATCGCACAGCTTCTGATGAGCCGAAATATTCCCGCCCCTGCCGGCGGTGAGAAGTGGTACACACGAACTGTGGAAAGCATTCTCACAAACGAGAAGTACAAAGGCTCGGCACTGCTTCAGAAAAAGTTCACTGTGGACTTCCTGACGAAGAAGACGAAGGTTAATGAGGGTGAAGTTCCGCAGTATTTCGTTGAACACAGTCATGATGCGATCATCGAGCCGGAGGAATTTGAACTGGTGCAGGCGGAAATCGAAAGACGAAAAGGGCTCGGCAAGGAATACAGCGGCAGCTCCATTTTCTCAGCGAAAATCGTCTGCTCCTGCTGTGGAGGGTTCTTCGGCTCGAAAGTGTGGCATAGCACAAGCAAATACCGGAGAATTATCTGGCAGTGCAATCACAAATTTTCCAAGTCTTCCGGAAACGAAAAGTGTAAAACGCCACATCTTTATGAGGACGAGATAAAAAAGCGGTTCATCGAGGTGTGCAACCGGATAGCAAGTGACAAGGAGGATTTTCTGATTTCCTGTCAGCAGATCGTGGAAATACTCTCCAACACCGCAGCACTGGATAGAAAAATCGAAGCACAGTATATCTACCTGAACGGGCTGGCAGTTTCGATGCAGGAGTTCATCAAGGAAAATGCTATGAAACCGCAGGACGAGGACTTCTACAAAAAGAAAATGGCGAAGTACAATTCACAAAAAGCTGAAGCCGAAAAGGTTCTGCACGACCTTCAGGACAAAAGAACCGCCCGGCTATCACGCAAGGAACTGCTCGAAGGGCTTATACGAACGATGAGCAGAGAAGGTATTGTGACCGATACCTTTGACGGAAAGCTCTGGCTGCTGCTGGTGGAGAAAGCGACTCTGGGTACAGACGGAAAGCTGACCTTCACGCTACGGAACGGCACGGAGATTGAAGCATAAATATATTTTTAGGGGCTGTGGCTACCGATGTGATATTCCTCATACGGTGTCCACGCCCCTATTTTTTGTTTCGTTACAAAAGTCAACGATTACTCCGAGTAAAATGCACCCTTTTGCGAGTTTCGTTACAAAAATCAACGATTACTCCTGCTATCGTTGACTTTTGAGGTATATTTCCGCATTTTCGCCCTGTTTTGACCGTTTAGAGCCTCATATAACTCCCAGTTATACTCCCTACCGTTTCCTATTGCCCTCAAAACTGCGTATTATCTACATTTAGGCATAATAATGCACCCCAACTTCGATTGTATCAAAATTGGGGTACTAATATGGTGGAGGCGACGGGAATTGAACCCGTGTCCGAAAATCAATCCATGCAAGGTTCTACGAGTGTAGTTTATCTACTAGAATTCCCAAACACATCAGCCGATAAACAGGCGGACCTATTTAGTAGTTCCAATACAATTCTACGGTGTGAACAGGCCGCTGAATCGTTCACCACTGCATGATGCCGCAGCGTAGGCCGTGGTCCTCCTACGGGCGACAGTAGCTGACTTAGGCAGCTACCTGCAGGCTCTTGTTAAAGCTTACAGAAATATTCTTTTTAGCGTTTAATTTTAAACGTGCCCCAGTTTAAAGAGATGGTGCAGCTCTACTCGCTTCTCACACTTCATAATCCCCGTCGAAACCGTTACGCCCCCAATGTTCATTGATTCTGAATCTTGACAGCACGTCGAATTTGACGTTGTGCAT